AGATGTTTATGAAGCAGGAGATAAAGAGTATGGATCAAGTAGGCCTTTAGATGAAGAAGCTTATCAGGTTAACTTGCAGAATGTTAAAAAGTTTAAAGAAGAGGATTTTGTTAAATGAGTAATATATTAAGTCTGGTATGTAATTTACTATTTAGAGTCCTTTATAAGATTAAGAGTAGGTTTATTATTAGCACGAAAGGTTTAAGCTCTGCATTGGATGACCCTTTGACTCCAATTTCTATCAAACATGGTAGTAAATCACCTATGGTCCAGCAAGATAGTGGTGTTGTTAATCGTTTAAAATCTTTTAATGCTTCGTTTAATCAGCAATATGCTGCAATGTCTGCTCGTGCATTACGTCCTCATGATAGCACATGCAAAGATCCTATGATGTGTAATAAAAATGTCTGCTTTGAGCGTGTTCCTGACAAGATAGTTAGTAGAATTATGATAGTTGATAAGAATACGAAAATGGTCCAGCAAGATAGTGCTGATATTGCTGATTTAAAATCTTTTAATGATTCATTTGATCAGCAATATGCTGCAATGTCTGATCGTGCATTACGTCCTCATGATGGCCCATGCAAAGATCCTTTAATTTGCAAGCAAAAGGTCTGTTTTAAGCGTGTTCCTGACAAGATAGTTAGTAAAATTATGATAGTTGAAAACAGGTCGAAAAAATGGGCGAAATGGGCGAAAATGGTCCAGCCAGATCTTGCTGCTATTAATCGTTTAAAACCTTTTAATGATTCGTTTGATCAGCAATATGCTGCAATGTCTAATCGTGCATTACATCCTCATGATAGCTCATGCCAAGATTCTTTGATGTGTAAGAAAAATGTTTGTTTTAAGCGTGTTCCTGACGAGATAGCTAGTAAAATTATGATAGTTGATAAGGATACGAAAATGGTATTATCTATAGTATCTATGGGTATTTCAAAATATAATGATCAGCAAGTAGGTATACCAATTTTGAAAAGTAAGAAGCGAAGAATGAAAGTTAGATATAACAAATGATTGTTAATTCCTTGTACAAAAAAAATAACTAAATAGTATGTTTTGTATGAGTAAATAGCGACTGAGATGTTGCTAATATAAAATAATGAATTAGGAGTTTTTTCTATGTTGTTCCCTCAGCTTCCGAACCAATATCATAGTGAAGAGCACCAAGGAATTTTAAAACGCATGGAAAATTTCTATGCTGAATCAATCACTATCAATCAATCATTTTGGTCCGAGGCTGATACAGACACAAGGTTTGAAGCTGGTGATCAAACTCTTTGGAATGATATATACAGTACCCTTCCTGCTAATCGTCGACAACAATTCAACTTTAATCGCATCCGGCGTGTCATCAATATGATTTCTGGTCATCAAAGACGTACGCGTAAATCTACCATTGTAGTGCCAGTAGAGAATGGAGATGCTAAGACTGCCGATCAGTTTACCAAGGTGATGCTTTGGTCTAACAATCAAGAGAGTGTTTTAGAGACTATTTCAGAATCATTTCAAGGTGCACTTGTTACTGGTTTAAATTTACTGCAAGTCTGGGTAGATTACAGATCTGATCCAGTATCAGGTAACATTAAAGTAGATAACTGTTCTTATAATTCATTTTTAATTGATCCATTTTTTAAAAAATCAGACTTGTCTGACTGTAATGGATTATGGAAACGTTCATTTTTATCTAAGCGTGAGATTTTATCATTATTACCTGGCCAAGCTGATGAGATTATGGATATTACTCCTACTGCTGCAGGGACAGGCCGTGATGGTAAGTTTCAATTTATGCCAGAGTCTTATAACTATGGCTATAAAAATCTCATGACATATGATGAGTTTTACTACAAAGATTACAGAGTTCAAAAGATGCTTATCGATTCAGAAACTGGTGAGACACAAGAATGGACAGGTAATGATGATGAATCTTTAGCTTTGTTTTTAGATGCATATCCTGCACTCACTATAGTTGAACAAGAGATTCCAACGGTTAAAGTAGCTATCGTTGTTGAAGGTAAGGTTGTCTATGATGGCCCCAACCCTTTAGGGATCGATGTATATCCATTTGTACCTGTACTTGGCTACTACAATCCACAGATGCCTCATTTCTCTTACAGAATACAAGGTGTAGTTCGTGGACTAAGAGATGCACAGTATCTTTATAATCGTAGAAAGATTATTGAATTAGATATACTTGAAAGTCAGATCAACTCTGGTTGGATTTACAAAGAGAATTCATTAGTTAATCCTAAAGATGTGTTCATGAGTGGACAAGGTCGTGGCTTGGCTCTTAAAGAAGACGCTCAGATGACTGACGTTCAACAAATTCAACCTCCACAGATTCCACCATCAATGATCGAGCTATCCAAAATTCTTGGACAAGAGATACAAGAGATCAGTGGTGTAAATGAAGAGTTACTTGGGTCGGCTACTGATGATAAGGCTGGAATTCTTTCTATGCTGCGTCAAGGTGCAGGTCTAACTACTTTACAGGTTCTTTTTGATCAACTTGATAGATCACAGAAGCAACTAGGTAATATTATGATTAATATTATTCAGAATAATTTTACGCCCGGAAAAATTAAACGAATCATTGAAGATGAGCCTACATCTCAGTTTTACAACAAATCATTTGGACGTTATGATTCGGCAATTGAAGATGGATTAAACACTACGACTCAACGTCAAATGCAGTTTGCTCAGATGTTACATCTCAAAGAGGTTGGCGTTCCTATATCAACTAAAGATCTGTTAGAAGCTTCTACTCTTCAAGGCAAGGATAAGATTATTAAGAATGCTGAAGCTCAAGCGAAACAAGAATCTGAATTGCAGGAACAACAAATGCAATCACAGATGCAAGAACAAGCAGCTCGTACCAACCTTGCTAACTCTCGTAGCTTTGCAGACAAAGGTCTTGGAGAAGAAAGATTATCTCGTATTCCTGAAAATAGAGCGCTTGCACTTGAACGTCATGCTGAAGCTGAACGTGATCATGCAGCTGCTGAACTTGATAAAGCAAAAACTCTTAAAGAACTTGATGACCTCGATGTAGCTCACCTAGAAAAACTTATTTTAATGATGAAGTCATTAAGAGAAGATAAAATAGAACGTGACCAACAATAAACATGCATGTTGAAAACATTCATGTTGAGAACATTCATGTTGAAAACATTTGTTTATTGATTATGATGTCAGTGTTATTTAATATTTCAGGTCTTAAAAGATCTTGAGATATGTTAAATAGAGGTATTATTTTATAACCTTGCATGTCTTTTTATGACTGCAATTTTTAACTAAGGAGTCTATTATGGCTAAAAAGAAACGTTATCATTCAGGTGATAAAGAAATGACTTCACATTCAGAAGGAATGTTTTCAGGTGAACATTTAGGATTTGCTAATTTGCCGGATAAAGTTATCATGAAAGAGTGGCCTCGTAATGATTATTTTAAAAGTCGTGAATTAAATGATAAATTAAGTGGTATCGATGAACAAATTGATGCTGATGTTAAGGGTGCAAATCGTAATCGTTCAAAGTCTAAATACTAACTTTTAGATTTCAGGAGTAATTATGCCAGTTACGATTCGACCTAACAAAAAAGCCACTAAAATAGCTTGGCGTTTATTAGGTATGCCTACGAACATGAAAGATAAAAAGACTGCTTTTCAAAGACGAATTGATGAGCAACTACTTTCTCAAAGAGCATATAGAACTAGATAGAATTTAGGGGGACAACCGTCCCCCTTTTAATGTCCAAGCATTTTAAAATATTAAGAAAAAAACCAACCAAAAAGAAGAAATAATTATGACGTTTAAAAAATTAGTAGTAGTTAAGTGGGTAATTGCTTTTCTTTCCTTATCTACCTTGTATTCCTCAGAAACTAGTAGCCCCCCTATAGTAGCAACATATGCGTTGCGGGATAATGATGTAGGTGAAGAGACACTTTCTAATAAAGAGCTTTTATTAAAGCAACGCTTAGATCGTATGCTATATGATGGATTTAAAAAACGTGACAGTGTTACAGCTATGGCACTTCAAAGATTTATTGATATATGTCAATATCGTGATATGGACAATGCAAGATTACCTCAAGATATTAAGGCATGCATGATCAAGAATCAGTTACTACTTAAGAATGGTTTACCTAATCCTGAGAACGTTCGTTTGTACGCATTGATCAAGTCAAAGCTTCCAGAACTTAACTATGATATGTAAATACACCCTATGTAAATACATCTTGTGTAAATACTCCTTGTGTAAATGCACCTTGTGTAAATGCACCTTGCGTGAAAATGCAAGGTGTGTTCTTTTTTATTTACTTATTCTCTTTTTCATCTTCTATAGGTGCATCAGTTGAACAAGGAGTATAAGTTTTTTCTGAACAAGAATTAATTCCTGCAATACTTAATAATAGAGCGATCATTAGTAATTTTTTCATTTGATACCTTTAAATAGATTTGGACACTATAGAGTTGTTTACTTTTGCTTCTTTATTCTCTACTTTTTTATCAATTTTTGAATAAATTATTTTTTCATTTATTGCATCGATTACTACATTTCTCATAGATGTCTGCAAATCAACTGAAAACTTCTTTAACATTTGATGAAGCTCTATTGGCAGATCAACTGTAAATCTAAATAATCTTTCTTTCATACTAGATTCCTTTTACGTCTTCCGTATTGTATGTATATAATGAAATAATTATATACCTCCTCCATTACTTAGTAAACTTCTATGAATTAAAAATGTACCAGTTGATGTTTCCCTATTTGTTTTAAGTAATTTTTCCTATACTTCGTAGAAAGTTATGAATACTTGTAAAGAAGGAACTATATGGCGCATCAGAATATGGGTAAGATAGCTTCAGAGGCTTGGGATAAAGGTTCAGGAAAGGCTGACCCGCGAGAGATTCAAAGAGCCTCAGAGAAGGAATATATTGAAGAGTTGTCTTGGTGTGTTAATCATGCCAAAAAACAAATAGATTGTTCAAGTGTGAAGGGTCATGAAGTTTGTAAGGATGCAGCTGCTTTCGAGGGCAGTTTCTTCATAGAGGCACTCGTTAAAAAAGAAAAGCTTTTAGAGAATGTGTTACGTAATTACTTTATACCTCGTTCAACTTGCCCGACTCCTTTCTATGATCAGACCGTATATAGATACAACCATATAAATGAAACAGTAGAATTTCTATGGGTTGTTCCTGATAAGGAAACATGTGAAACATTTAAAGAAAACAGGGATCTAATTGTCCCATCCGAGCTAGGACTCTTAAAGTTTGTTCTTGATTTTGATGATGGAACTCTTTTTAGAATGGCTAAGAAATTTAATGGTGAAACCATGAATCATGGTATAATTTTAGAGGGCAGATAGTATGTCTATTTCAAAAAAAATAAATAACGGTTATCATGCTCAAACTCAACTTGTTACAAGAAGAGAAATAGCTGCGCAGCCATTACCTGAAGAAATCAATGTCCCTGATCAAGTCCCAAAAGAGGTATATAAACATATGGAAGAAAAAAATACAATTCAAGAAGAAACGTACGAAAATCAAGAAGCAAATAATACAGAAGAATACTCTTCTAATTCATCATCTACAAGCCAAGAAGACACACAAGATGATGATACAGAATATTTAAATTCAGAAAGTGATGACACACAAAGTGATGACACACAAAGTGCGAACACACAAAGTGCGAACAAAAAAGGTGTGAACACACAAGGTGTGAACACACAAGGTGTGAAGCCATCTGCTAAAGAAAGCTTTAAATATATTAAAGATGCTAAAGAAAAAGCAGAACGTGAACGTGATCTTATATTTCAGCAAATGATGGACTATCAAAAACATCAAAACAATTCACGGAATCCAAAAGAGCCTGAAGAACAACCAGTTGATGATGATATTGATTTTAATATTAATGAAGACGATCTCGTTGAAGGTCGTTATGTAAAAAAAGTTACAAATAGAATTAAATCACTTGAAAAGCAGCTGAAGAACTATGAGTCACAATCTAAACAAACTTCTGTAGAGTCTAAAATTAGACAAGAGTTCCCTGATTTTGAAAAAGTTGTATCGGATGAAAATGTAGCGATACTTAACAGTCAGTTCCCTCAAATAGCTCGAACCTTAAGAGATACATCAGATATGTATAGTAAAGCATCAGCAGCTTATGCAATTATGAAGAAGTTTGGTATCTATAGGGATGACATTCATAGAGATAATAGAGTTAAAGCTATGGCTAATACTCAAAAGCCTAGACCTTTAACCTCGGTTAATCCTCAGCAGGGTGATACACCACTATCTAAGGCCAATGCGTTTGCAAATGGTCTTACAGAAGAGTTAAAATCACAATTATTAAGAGAAATGAGTGCAGCAAGACGCGCAATGTAGTATACTATTCGTGTCAGATTTACTTCTAAAACTGATTAAATAATTCCACAGGATGCTTAGCGGTGTTCTGTGGAAATTTTTTTTAAGAAATTTGACTGAATAGATTACTTA